TGTACCGAGCACCACAGCCTAAACACGGGCGTCTCAGGGTCGTGTTCGGATCCATTTTAACATCGCCATGCTCATCCTCAACCACCTCCAAATATTTTTTATAAATATCTTTTCTCTGAACACCTTTGCGTGAAGTTATCTTCATGGACGCGACAGCCTTGGATTCTGTCACCTCCTCGGTCACCTCCTCATTATACTCCTTTATCAGAGGCATACAAAGAAGCATGTAGTCATACAGCTCAGTTTCCTTACCCGGTACGGACAGCTCTTTCAGTCGCTCGTTATAGTGCGCCTCCATAATTTATTAAACTAATAAATTGTTTAACTATTCAACTTTTGGTGCAAGATAGAACTTAATTTCTCCAAGATTTGCGATTGTGTACCGGAAAATAATTGGCATATTTTCTTGGGTCGAGTCCTGCATGAGTTGGACGCTGCTGCACATGCCGGTCGCCTTGGTGAACAGGTTGATGTACTTGAGGCTGAAAACGTTACCGGTACGCTTAACCTGCTCGTCGCTATACTCGATGACTGTCTTCTGGTTGGCAAAGTCGCCGAGGCAGCTGAGCTCGAGCGTATGGCCCTCGCGTATGATGTTAATTTCGGACGCCAAATTATTCATATCGCGCGTGATGCGCTGAAAGTCGACCGAGGACATGGTTGTGATGACATCCATATCAATCTCGGGCACGTCCAGCTCATCCTCGTTGATGTCGAGCAGCTTGAGGCTATAGGTCGTGCTCGACTTCTTGGCGACATTCTCTATGATGAGCTGCATATAGTCTCGGTCTGCAATGTCAATAGTGAGCGTGTCGTTGTTGCTCATCGACTTGAGCAGCTTGTGCGTGTTGGTGATGTTCAGGCCAGCCACAATCTCCGTCGCGCACTCGTACTCTTCAAAGTTTTCAGCTCCGAGGTGCATGTGGACCAGCGTCACGCGGGCATTATCCAGCGTCAGGATGGTGATTCCGTCGGGCCGAAAGTACACATTCACATCGTTGATGATATCCTTGAGCACCTCAAAGACTGACCGTATGGCATTCGCCTGTATGGTCTTGAGATGCATCCTTGCAAAAGTTTGGACGTACATCCTTATCTCGTATTCATTTCGCTAATAGCATCGTTCACTTTTCTATTAATTTTATTGCTGAGTTCAGGGGTGAGCACGGGCTGCAGCGGCACGCCGTACATGCCAATATCGAACAGGTCACCTGGCTCCTCAGACTCGTCCAGATTAGTGATTGAGAACCCGTCGATGCTGAACGACACAATGTCCATGGGTACCATGGACTCGAGCCAGGTGCGCACCTCGCTACCAACATACAGCTTACCCTCGTTGGTGACCAGCGTCGGCACACGCGTGATACGCTGGGAAGGGATGCCATTGGTGGACACGTTGTGGAACCGAAGAATCTGTAGCAGTTCAGGCTGGGTCTTGATATAGTTGAGAGTCTCCACGCAAAAGTTGCACTTGTCACTGTAGACAAGGAGTGCCATATTACTATTAATATTTCTTTTGTGAAATTTTTTTTGACGCGTGATAATAATGGACCGAGTTGTCATCATACTGCTGGCGGCATCCCTCCTATTCCTGGTTGTCCAAAAGAAGTCGGACATGACCCAGGAGCCTCTACAAATCGCCCCTGTACCAGTCGACCGTGACGTGATATCCCTGATTATTGGCGCCGTCCAGGAGAAACAGCCGGGGTGGGTCCCGGTCGACACGGTCTACGTCAACCCTGTGGTGAACGAGCAGGGTGCTTCGCTGTTCAACAGTCGCTTCCTGTTCTACGACAAGTTCAAGTACAGCGGCAACCAGATTGACGTGCAGTGCAGCGTCGAGAGCGGCAAGGCGACCATCGTGTCCATGACACCCGTCTCAACCCCTGACCCAACCTCGAGCCTCCTGGCATACAAGGGCCCTGACTACCAGGACTATAACGATATCCGTGGCAACTTTGACCAGCAGCTGACCGATTACCTGGCCATGTCCAAGCGGCCAGCGGGTTTTCAGACTCCTTTTTAAATTAAATAGTACTAGGGATGTTGACAGCCAAAGAGGTGGCTGCGATGGAGCGTACACGGAAAAATGTACGAAAAGAAACATACCGCGCGATTCTGGAACAGCTTTGCCGTAAGATTCGCGCGGCATCCATAAAGAACCAACGGAGCGCTCGATTGACCGTCCCGCCGTTTATGCTGGGCTACCCGCCCTTCGATGTGACCCAGGCGGTCACCTACATAACGCGCCAGCTGGAGAATCTGGGCTACCAGGTGTACCGCCAAGGCCTGATTGACCTCGAGGTGACATGGTTTGTCAAGGATACTAAAAAACAAACAGAAATTATTGACCACGGGGATGATATCCTGCCGTCACTGGTCAACCTCCAAAAGACTGCAAACATGATTCGGGGAGTCAACCCGCGGCTGTGACATCCCACTTGTCCTCAAGTTGGTGTGTTTTCATGTACAACCTGAAAACTTCAACCATATATTTGGGACCTTTCTTATCAAACATATCAAGTACAAACTGACGGAATTCCTTGAGAGACCGAGTCTGATGCTGTTTGTCATACATTTCCAATGAATTCATAAATATACCTAGCTCAAGATAGTCTCTTTCCATAAATATCTATGTCAACATATCTTTAAGTTCAATGGTCTCGCCCTTGGGTTCTGTATCCAGATGGCACACTTTTCGTCGCTCGTTGACACTGTCGACCCACTCTCTGAGTATATCATCAGGAATGTCCGGTCCCCAGATGCGACGGGCCTCCGCAAGGGTCATCTCCTATACCTCAAGATGATATGGCTGCTTGCACAGACCCTGGGGCGTCGGGTACAGGCAGTCTGGAGTGGGCACAGGCCGCCACATGTAGCCGGGGCGCTCCTGGCGCTTGCGGCCAATCTGCACACGGCCTGTCACGTACAGAAGGAAGAGTATCACGGCGGCAATGACCGCAATCAGAATCAGTGGGTCCATTTATATATTCAAAGAGAAAAAGTTGCCAGCGCGATTCAATCTGCAAACAAAAATAAAACAAAAAAGTAATGGATGTCTTGGTCGAGGCTGAGCGCAAGTACACTAACAAGCTCTGTGACGCTATGCTTCCCGTGATGATTGACACATTTTGGGAAATTTGGCTCGAGGCGAAAATGAAGGCGAAGGGCCGGCGGACCCTGCAAACCTACCAGGAGCTCTTGCGCGAGGTGAAGCACAGCTGGTCAAACACAAAGGTGAAGAAGCACGTCGAGGATATTGTCAAGAACAATTCGCTCTTCCCGAACCTGATGGCGGCCGTGTTTGTCTGCCACGTCAAGATTCTCAGCGCGATTCGCATCGACCCCAAGAGCAAAAAGATTTCTCTGAAGCTGCCCGGCAATGACATCTTCGTGCACACAGCCTATATCAACGCGGCCAAGGACATCTACGACGACCCGTACGTCATCAGTGACGAGATGCCCGTGTCGCAGCGCAACGAGGTGCTGAACAAGCGGTTCACCAAGTGCATCCGGGACACCATCGATACCCTCGTGCCGACCGAGGAGATTCTAAAGACGTATATCATCATGCCTGACGAGAACAACCTGGACATTGATGAGGGGGGTGAGGAGGACGAGAATAACGAGGGTCCGCCACTGACAGACGACCCCTTGGACCCACTCGGTGAGAATCCAGTACCGGAGGGCGCGCCCATGGCGCCAGAAGGACAGCCTATGGAGGAGGAGCCTATGGAGGGTGAGCTTGCACCGGCCGGTTCTGTCAACCACCCGGCCGAGACACCTGGCGGTACCAAGACGGTCGCGGTCACACCGTCGCTCGCCCCACCACAAGTGCACAAGGAAAATTTGTTTGATGATGCTAAGGAATGATTCTTTTGAATATTATCGGAATATTTTTGCTCATAGGGGCACTCCAATGGGTCCAGGGTCTACGAGGCTGTGACTGTGCCAAAGATAATCGAAAAATTGTTTTAGAAAATTATTATTATTTGGCCATCCTGCTCAACATCATAGCCATAGTGTACCGGAAGTATTGGCTTTTGGGACTTATGTTCCTGTTGACGGCCGTGTCTGCCGCCGTGACCCTCAGTTATATTGTAGATATGCGCAAGAAACAGTGTGACTGTATGGGTAAACAGGAAAAATTAATTTTTATAATTTCCATCTGTCAGGTGATTGTCACTGGTACAATTATTCTTGCAAAATTTTATAAAACATATATATGATTAAGTGGTACCAGGTGTTTACATATTGGCTCATCCTTTCCATAAATTTAAAAGTTTTTAATTTATTTATTCTGAGTCTGATTGCGACGGTTGTCGGGCAGTTGTATATAATGACATACCGTGGCCCTGTCAACCCATTATTTTTATTTTTTAGAATTATTTTACATATAATTCCTATGGTGTATGTTTCGCACGAGAGTAACCCGGTACACATGTTGGGTTTGGTCGCGGCCTATACTGGCAGTCTTGCTCTTCAAGGAACAAATCCAATAAAAATTTATAAAGAAATAATTTTGGAAGAGCCGACCGACATGACAATTACTCAATTCGTCCAGACTCGATTTTTTTAATAAAAACATTTATTAAATGATTGATGACCATACCTTCCGCAATCCAATCATGGCAGCCGGTATCGCGGCGGGTGTGACGGTCGCCTATGTCTACCTGAAGGCTCGCATGAATGGTCAGAAGGTGACCCAGAACTCGGAGTTTGCCAAGCCAGCCCTCCTGGTCGGCATCCTGGTTTACTTTATCGTGCACCAGGGCAACGCCCACCGAGAGTCGCTGGTCGCAGAACCTTTCTAGGTCTACAGTAAGATGGAGCTGAAGCGGATGCTGATGTTCCTCATCGGGTGTATGGGTGCTCGCTTCGGCCTCACGTATCTGGCCTACCGCTTCCCTGCGCTGCTCCCGTGGCTCGGTCTCTTTGCTTTGGGTGTTTCAATCGGATTCACCGTGATTTACGTGAACGGCTGGCGTAAGACGGGGGTCGAGACGGGTGGTCAGGCCATCTGGTGGAACGACCTCCGGCCGCTACACGCATTCATGTATGGTCTGTTTGCGGTGCTGGCTTTCAGGGGTGTGAAGGAGCATGCGTGGAAGGTGCTACTTTTGGATACAATAATAGGATTGTTGGCATTTCTCCAGCATCACTTCACTTAAAGTTTGTTAAACAGTACAAGACAGTACAGTATGTCAACCGTGTCCAGCTTCAATGACATGATGGGGCAGTTTCTTGATGAGCTCGTGCTAACTTTCCCGGAGGACGAGACCATTTATGAGTACAAGATGAAGTTCAAGGTGGCGCGCCAGACGACGCCACGTATGGCACTTGACACCTACATGGATTCGGTGAAGCCGTATGCCGAGAAGTTGATGGCCAAGGACCCTTCTTTCTTCACGGACGATGCAAAGAATATCTCGTTGCTGAGTGACATGAATATTGAAAAGTTGTGGGTGACGCCCGAGGTGAGCGAGCAGACGCGTGCGGCCGTCTGGCAGTACCTGCAGACGCTGTACATTCTGGGCACGACCATCACCATGTTCCCTCCAGAGACGCTTTCGATGATTGAGAGCGTCGCTGAGAAGTGTGCCGAGAATATGCAAGAGTCTGGGTCGTTCGACATGTCGGCGATGTCGACTCTGTTCAGCTCGCTGATGGGTAGCGGTGGTGCCATGAGCCCGCTGGCACTGGGTGGCATGGGAGCTCGCCCCCCAGTAGCTCCAGGTGCACCCAAGAAGAAGAAGCCCGGACAGCGTAAAAAATAAATATGTTTAAAAATAGTAGATATGGACCCAAAAGAAATTTTCCGTTCAGACAAGCTTCTGCAGTTCTGGCCGAATGCGAGCCAGACTTCGACTGAGCGCGCACAGGCGACTGCACGTTTCGTGATTTACGCCACCTGCATCGTCTACCTTATCCAGCGGGATGTTCGCGTCTTTGCACTCGGTGCACTGGTTATCGGCGTCCTGTTTTACATGTACCGCAACCAGATGATTCGCGGTATGGACAGCGTTCGACCAGCCTACAGCGATGCTCGGCCGACTGGTATGCTCGGCGGCCCTGTCCAGATGCCGACGCTCAACAACCCCATGGGCAACGCACTTCTGACGGACATCAAGGACCAGCCGGACCGGCCACCGGCGGCGTGGTACCCCAGTGTCGCGAACCAGGTGAAGAATGTGTGGTCGAAAATCCACCCGTTCGACCAGGACTTGGGCAAGGACCGTGGTAAGTTGTGGCAGTACGATGCGTCCAGCCGTTTCTACACAGCCCCGAACAATGGTCTGATTCCTAACGACCAGACGGCGTTTGCTCAGGCGGCCTACGGTGTGCCATTCTCGCCACAGTGCAAGGATGACAGCGGGCCGTGGATGTGCGGCGCTGACGAGGGTTTCATGGGCCGCACGCACTTCCCGGAGCAAGTTCAGATGCGTGGTGGCAACGGTAGTAAGGGTCGTTAAATAAATATTCACTATTAATAATAATGCCAAACAATCTGCAGCCAGGGATGCGAAACATCCAGCAGGATGTTTATATGACCCGTCTTCTGACTGAGATGGTCGAGTCGGATGACATGCTCCGCCCCCAGAGCACAATGGCCTTTAACGGCACATGGGCCGACAAGCCGTACGACTTCCCCAACCTGTACATCAACCTGCCTGTTCGGTACTGGAGCCCTGACCCTCTGAGCACATACAGCAATGACCAGAATAACCGCTTCATCCAGCGGTACGGAAAGCCCATCCCGAACAACACCCGCTAGGAATAGGACCCCGTGAGTACGGAAATTTAAAAGTTTTTATATAATAATATGGACCCACTTGCACTCGCTGCAGTTGTAGGTCTTGTGTTTGCTGGGCAGCGTCTGAGTGACAAGAAAGACACCCCACTAACCACAGACCAGATGATTATGATGAACCCGACCAAAAAAATTGAAATCGAGAATCGTAACTTTGCTCAGCAGGACGCTCCTCTGGACCCTAAGAACATCTTTTCGAACACGGGTCGTCAGTTTAACGATTTCCGTCTGACGCC